CGGAGGTTACCGACTGGGTTTAGCCAGGAGCAGTGCGGCACGACTGGCATGTTGATGACCAGGCTCTACTCGTTCTCGCGTGAGTTGATTCCTGTTATCCGAGACACTCTTTCCGAGATTCAGGAGTATCACTGGCACAAGTGGGGGTCTGGTGGGGTGTTTGACCTTGAGCATGGCTTTTACAAGTTCCTGCCTAGACAACATTTGCACGAAGTTGATATGATAGGTGTTAGGGGCAGAATCGGCCACTTATCTCATTATGTCGAGGATTGACATGCCTATCACGTCAAAAGCGCAGCAACGTCTCATGTATGCGGCTGCTGGCAGCAAGAAGGTGGCTAAACAGACAGGGGTTCCGATGTCGGTGGCGAAAGAAATGATCGCCAAGACCCCTAAAAAAGCGTACGGCAAGATGCCGTCGAGGAAGAAATGATGGAATGCCCTATCGCTACAAAAGATCAGAAGGCTAACGACCGAAATAAGGCTGAGGCCGAGTCGAAGGCTGGATACACTGAAGCTGATGACGAGTACAAGTGCGGTAATTGTGCAAGGTTCATCCAGACGCCTGACATGATCGAGTGCATCGTTGCTGGTCTGCCGGAAGAAATGCAGGACATTGTTGACGATGACGATATCGGTTACTGCGCTCGCTGGGACTTCCGCTGTTCAGAAGATTACGCTTGCGACCGTTGGCTTGCTGGTGGCCCTGTAAAGGGGATGACAGAAAAGCACAAGATAATGTTAAAAATGGCACGGATGATGGAGGAAGAATGATGGGTACTACTAATCAGCCGAAGTACAAAAAGAAGCCTGCCAAAAACAACGCTCCTGCGTATCCGGCGAAGAAGAAATGAAAGCGATCTGGGATAAGCCCCGTCCTAAAAAGCTGGGCAAGCCTGATCCGCTGAGCAAGAAAGAGAAGCGGTCATCTAAGGCGATGGCTGCGTCTGCTGGCAGACCCTATCCCAATTTAATCGACAATATGCGAGCCGCGAGAAAGAAATGAGTGCTGCATGGACTCGCAAGGCTGGCAAGAATCCAAAGGGTGGGTTGAATGAGGCTGGCCGAAAGTCTTACGAGCGAGCCAACCCTGGTAGCGATCTCAAGCCGCCAGTAAAGTCGGGCGATAACCCGCGCAGGGCATCTTTTCTGGCGAGGATGGGCAACATGCCTGGGCCGGAGAGGAAAGACGGTAAGCCGACACGCCTTCTACTGTCGTTGCAAGCCTGGGGTGCCAGCAGCAAGGCAGATGCACGAGCAAAGGCTAAGGCAATCAGCGCTAGGAATAAGAAGTGAATCATGGACATGACCGAACTTCTCCGGCTGTTGGGACTGCGCCAAGCGTATGACGCTTATCAGCGCAATGTTGGTCAGCCTGTTGCTAACGTAGCTGGGCCATTCGGTCGTGGGTTTCTAGGGTTGCAGCAGCCGGAGTATGGGTCAGAAGAGGCTTACAGGACTGGTCAGGCAGTGGGTAACATGCCTGGCCCGAATGTGCCTGCTGGCGCCATTAAGATGGCAGCACAGGTTCCTGGGTTGTTGGATGTTATACAAGCTGCAAAGAATTCGCCTGAGTTGACTGGTTTACTTGGTCTAACTGCCTACCACGGAAGTCCGTATCGATTTAGTAAGTTTGATCCGACGAAGATTGGCAGCGGAGAAGGTGCGCAGGCTTACGGGTACGGGCATTATTTTGCTGAGGTTCCGGGGGTTGCGAAAGGTTATCAGTCGAGATTAAGTTCTGACCAAGGGTTTAGTTACGACGGGAAATCGAATTTGTCTCGGTCTCAAGTTGAGGATCTGATTAACGAAAAATATGGAACTGGGTATCTAGATAATGTACTGCGCCCGTCTGGGGTAGCGAGTTCTTTTATTGATGACATGGTAACCGGAACTGTACGCAGTGAAGGTTCATATCCGCGGCAGTACAAGCCAGGTTCAGAAAGAGCCAAACTTTATGATGAGTTGCGAGGGAAAATTACTCATGCAAACCCTGGTTCTTTTTATACAGTAGACATCCCAGACGAGATGATCGGCAGGATGCTTGATTGGGATAAGCCATTGAGTAAACAACCTGATGTTGTTAAAAGAATTAACCCGCAATCTTTAGGATTGACTTATAAACAATTAGAAAACGGTAATCATGCCTTTGTTAATTCGGAAGGAAAAATAATTGGCAATCTTCAAAAAGGCGGGACGCAAGAAAGTTTTACAAAAAACTGGAATGAAGACGTATTAAGAGGTTCTGGCAGTGATTTATATAGACAGCTAGGGCAGGGCATGGAAGGCGGCCCTAAAGTTTCATCTGCTTTACGACAAGCAGGCATCCCAGGCATTCGCTACCTAGACCAAGGTTCCCGTGGTGCAGGTGAAGGAACTCGCAACTTTGTCGTGTTTCCTGGGCAGGAAGATTTAATCAAAATGCTGAAAGTTGAATGATGAGAGTATTCGTCGAGACTAAACCTTATTGGCATGCAGTAATCGACGATTTCTTGATAGACCCTGACCCTGTAGCAAGAGAGTTCCCAGCGCAAGACGATAAGTGCTGGTTCCGCTACGACAACCCGCTAGAAGTAAAGCAGACCTGCAACCATTACGACAGGTTCGGGCCGGAGACGTACAAGACATTTACCTACTTCAGCAGTTCATCAATGCTTTACATGCTGGAGTCGCTGACAGAATGCAATCTCATCCCGGATATAGGTCTACACGGTGGTGGGTTACATCAGCACGGCAGGGGTGGAAAGCTTAACGTACACCTAGACTACAACATGCACCCTAAGCTGCCTTTACAGAGACGGTTGAATCTCATTGTTTACCTGACGCCAGACTGGGATGAGGATTGGGGTGGACATCTAGGTCTGTACGACGGCAGGAAAAAGCTAGTAAAAGAGATCGCTCCAGTATTTAACCGAGCGGTCATTTTCGATACCCGTGGGTCATGGCATGGACTACCGGAGCCAATAGATTGTCCTGATAACGTCACCAGAAACAGTTTAGCTATGTACTATTTATGCCAGCCAGGGATAACAGATAACCGTCAGCGAGCGTTATATGCGCCGACCAAAGAGCAGGAAGGTGACCCGTATATTAGCGAATTGATAGCAAAGCGTAGTAAACTCGCATGACTTTAGTAGGAGTGCGTATGCAGGTAGAGCAGATCAGCATCGAAAATCTGATCCCTTATGTTAACAATGCTAGGACTCACTCGGACGCGCAGGTTGCCCAGATTGCAGCGTCGATCAAAGAGTTTGGGTTCAATAATCCGGTCTTGATAGCCGATGACAACAGCATCATTGCTGGCCATGGCAGGGTGATGGCTGCTCGTAAGCTAGGCAAGGATACGGTTCCCGCGGTAAGGCTGTCGCATCTTACGGAGATGCAGCGTAAGGCTTACATCCTAGCCGACAACAAACTGGCGCTGAACGCTGATTGGGACAATAGCCTGCTGGCCATAGAGCTTACCAGCCTGAAAGACTTGGGGTTTGAAACGGATTTGACCGGATTCTCCGCCGATGAGATTGCCGCGCTGATGCCGGTAGAGTTGACGGAAGGGCTGACGGACGAGGACGATGTTCCAGAGGCTCCGGTTGATCCGGTTACGAAGCTCGGGGATGTGTGGCTGCTGGGCAAGCATCGGTTGATGTGCGGGGATAGTACCAGCATCGAACAAGCAGAAAAGCTAATGGGCGGCCTTAATGGAGACATGGTTTTTACCGATCCTCCATATAACGTTGCGTATGAGGGTCGAGGTGAAAAAAACAAACTAGGGCCGATCAAAAACGACAATATGTCGGATGAGTCTTTTGAGCAGTTTTGCCGGGATGTTTTTGCAACTTATCACTCAATCATGAAACCGCTCGCCTGCATTTACGTCTGTCATCCAGACAGTCAGACTGCTCCTAAACTGGCTTTTGAAAAGACATTTGGAGAGTTATTCAAAAAATCATCAACAATTATTTGGGTCAAACAATCGGCTGGTATGGGATGGCAAGACTATCGTGCACAGCATGAGCCAATACTTTATGGATGGAAAGAAGGATCAGGAAAGCATTTTTATTGCGGTGACAGATCAAAGACAACTATCTGGAAGATCGGCCGCGATGCACAAGCCAGTTATGTGCATCCAACTCAAAAGCCCGTGGCTTTGTCTGAAGAAGCTATAAACAACAGCAGCAAAGGCGAAGACATTGTCATTGATTTGTTTGGTGGTTCTGGTTCCACACTTATTGCCTGCGAGAAAACTGGGCGGGTTAATCGAAGTATGGAATTAGACCCTAAATACTGCGACGTAATCGTCAAACGCTGGCAAGACTTCACCGGCAAGACCGCGACGCTAGAGGAAACTGGTGAGTCATTTAATGAACTTTCGGATATAAAAAATGCAAGGCAAGCGGCATAAACCTACGGACGAGGATCGTCGGCTAGTCAAGACGCTATCCGCTGTCGGGGTGCGCTATGTTGACATTGCAGACAAGCTAGAGATTGACCACGACACGCTTACAAAGCACTACAAAAAGGAGTTAACTGAAGGTCGGATGGAGGCCAACGCTGCTGTTGCACAGACGCTTTTCCAGCAGGCAAAGGCTGGGAACACCGCGGCGATGATCTTTTGGCTGAAAACCCGTGCTCAGTGGCGTGAGCATCATGTGTTGGAACACGCTAATTCTGAAGGTGAACCGTTGAAAATGTCGGTGACATGGGCGTCCGAGAAATCGTAATTCCTTACGCTCCACGAGAGTCGCAAATCGAGATCCATAGCGCTCTCGAAAACCACCGTTTTGCCGTTGTAGTGGCGCATCGAAGATTAGGCAAGACTGTCAGCGCAATCAATCAGCTCATCAAGTCTGCGGTTCTCTGTCAGAAGGAGCGCCCCAGGTACGCTTATATCGCCCCGACATACTCTCAGGCTAAACGGGTGGCTTGGGATTACCTGACCCACTTTGCCCAGCCTCTTGGAGGCACAGCCAATATCTCAGAGCTGAGAGTGGACTTCTGGGACAGGCGTATCGGTCTATACGGCTCAGACAACCCTGACTCACTTCGAGGAAGCTATTTCGACGGGGTAGTGTTGGATGAGGTTGGCGACCAAAACCCGAAGATATGGAACGAGGTTATCCGCCCTGCCTTAGCTGACAGACAAGGCTGGGCACTCTTTATTGGGACGCCAAAGGGTCAGAATCACTTCTTTGACCTGCGAAATAGGGCTATCAATGAGCCCGGATGGAAGTTGCTGGAGTTCAAAGCCAGCAAGACAGGCATTCTCCCGCAGGCTGAGCTGGATGATGCTTTACACGAGATGGGTCGGGATAAGTACGACCAGGAGTTTGAGTGCAGCTTCCACGCTGCTATCGAGGGTGCGTATTACGGACATCAACTCAATCAGATGGAAGGCGAGGGAAGATTCTGCGAGATCAAGCGGGATGACCTTTGTAAGACCATAGCCGCCTGGGACTTGGGGATTGGAGATTCAACGGCTATTTGGGTGGCGCAGGTTCACGGCCAGGAGATCCGCCTGTTGGATTACATCGAAAACCACGGTGTTGGATTAGATTGGTACGTCCGAACGCTCAGAGAACGGGACTGGTTAAAAGCCGAGCATATTGTCCCGCACGACATCCAGGTCAGGGAATTAGGCACAGGAAAGTCTCGGCTGGAGGTTTTGCAGTCGGCTGGATTGGATTGCAGGATTGCGCCGAGAATGTCTGTAGACGATGGGATACAGGCAGTCAGGAGAATGCTTCCGAGATGCTGGTTTAACGTGCCGCAGGTTAGCGAGGGGTTGAATTGTTTGCGAAATTATCGTAGAGACTTCGACGAAAAGCGGAAAGTGTTCTATGATAGGCCAATGCACGACTGGTCTAGTCATGGATCGGACGCTTT